CATAAATGATGAACTAAGGAAGGTGGTTAGAGAAATCTTTCACCATGCCTTATGTCCAGCTTATACTGATCAGGATCGTTATTCGCCTGTATTTCCATCCACGGCAGCACACTATAACAGCTCTAGAACTAGAGGTGGTGGTGTGACTGGTGTTAGATCTGCACCAGTTTGGGGTGAATATGGTTCTCGTGTGGCTGAAGATTTAGCCTATTTCGAGGATACCATAAAACACTTCCGTGGGAACGATGAAGCTTTACAGATGAATTTTCAGATAAAGCGTGAGATCGAAGAATATGTAGGGAAAAGTCCTCTACTAATGTCCGCTGCGGTTAGACCTCACACTAACCTATCGACGCAAAATTTTGATGAGGATGAACGCTCAGAACGGCGTTTTTCTGTCCTTGAATTTGACGACACTGTTCTACGCAGACGATATCGGGCCCTTTACGAAGGTTGCCTCCATGCTGCTTCACTGGATGTTTCGGTTGCTTCCTTGGTGGGACTAACTGAATCTCTCAAGTCTAGGGTTATTTCCGCCCAGGGCTCGACTATGCAATTTGTTCTTAAACCACTACAAAAGTGGTTGCATAATCAGCTACGTCATCATGACGTATTCCGCCTTCTTGGGGAACCTGTTGTAACATCATCTATGTTACGGAATGCTCTTGGCGAAAAACTTAAGGACTCTCAGTTCTTTCGATCCGGTGATTGGCAGGATGCCACTAATCGTCTCCACACTTGGCCGTCTCTTACGGTCATGACCAGTATTAGTTCTCACATTGGGTTATCTGAACTTGAAAACCATGTGGCTTGTACTAATCTGGCTCACAACGTCATTTCCGAAACGGTCCGCTCCCAAGAAACCGGGAAGCAGACTCGCCAGGCGGAGCAGAAACGAGGTCAGTTGATGGGAAGTATTCTTTCTTTTCCCATCCTTTGTCTCATTAACTCTGCTGTCTGTCGGAATGGTGTTGAGTATGGAGAAGCATTGCAACTTATTGCTGATGCTAACCCTGGTGTTGATATCTACGCAGAAGGGGTTGAACTAAAAGCCCCGTCCCTTTCTGGTGTTCGTCGTCCTCTTGACAGAGTTGGTATGCTCATCAACGGTGATGACAATGTATCTAAACAGACTCTCGCTGGTTCAATCGTACAGAACGTCTTCGGCCGGTTTCTCGGCCTTGACGTGTCCGTGGGCAAAGACTATTTAACACGCGCCTTTGTTGAAATCAATTCAACACAATTTCGTTACGATCCTGATCACCCCGTGAACTTTGAGGTGATGCGTGATGGACGAAAGATTGTCAGAACTTCTCCTTTTATTGCAGTCCAATTCGTTAGAATGGGACTACTTAAAGGTAAGAAGCGTTCTGAGGGCGTTGTAGGTACGTCTGATGCTTTCACGGCTTCCGGTAATGACAACCTTGGTTCTCGTTGTCGTGCTTTGATCTCTGGCACACCGGACGATTTACGCGAGAGTACGATGCGTCTGTTTATACGTAGCCATCGTCTTTTATTAGACAAGATTCATGTTCCGTGGTTTATGCCTGAGTGGTTGGGTGGCCTTGGACTTCCGACTATTTTTGATTCTGATGGTCAACCGATTGCGGGTCTATCTCCTACGGAGATGGACTTGGCTTTGGGTCATCGGATTTACCACCAGATGCTGTCTGGCGCTAAGGCTCCTATGAGCCGTGCTCCTAACAGTACCTGGCGGGTACATAAAAATATTCAAGCCCGTGTTGACTTCCGGATTGTTCAATCCCATGAGGTCTCACGGGAGGAAGTCAGTCTTTCCACTCGTTTGTATGCAGCTATGGCAGCAGAGGCCTTCTTAATTCTGCCACTGCATCACTTAGTAGATCCTGATCCCACTGATCCGGGAAAAATGGCTCTACGGCATAATGAGAATCTTTGGCGGGTTCCTAAAACCGCCGATGGCCGACCCTTTGCACCTGGTCGGTCACACCGTCTTGCGTTGGATTTTGTTCTCTCTTCTCCTTCTTTTGAGACACTTCTGGTTCCTTTTGGTTCTGCGAAGCGTACTCTTAAGGTCCCCGATGCTCTTTCCTCTTCTTTGGGTCCTCTCACTTCAGTCTTTGAACTCGACTGATCCCTGTCCCCTTTCTCAGG